GCGAGCGGGTGGACATGTGGATCGCCGGCATAGAGCCGTGGCCGAGGGACTGGCCCGATCCCGAGGACGCTGTGAGCAGGTTGGGCGAGGTCAGCGCTGGCTAGAGCGCCAACCCGCGCTCTCGTGATCGAGCCAGCCGCGGGCGAGGTCCACGCGCGCGCCGTGCGGTTGCCGGCTGGCCGTGCGGTGGCTCGACCGGTATCGCGTGCCCTTGCGCGGCCGTGCGCAGCAGCGCCGGCCGAGATTGGCGCGGCACGCCGGGCACCGGAACACGATGGAGAACAGCTCTAGGCACTCTTGATCGGTCATCTGAGCCACCGATCTTACCGCGGCACTATGCGACCTGTCCGCTACCGATTTCGGCGTCTGGAGCGCTTGGCCAGCCAGTTCCGGCGCCTTCGTCGATTCCACTCTCGGTCGGTCAGCGGCGGACGTTCGGGGTTGCGTATGAGATCGCCCAACGCGGTTATCGGGTCGCAGTTCGTGGCAACGTCGTCGGGGCCGATGGTCGTTGTCCACGTAGCGTCGGTGGCGGCGCCCTCTGTGATGGTGAACTTCCAGCAGTCGCAGTCCGCCGGCCGCCTGTCGCAGGTCTTGCACCGGATCAGGTCAGCCAGCTGGTCCACGGCCGAGTAGGGCCGCAGGTCGAAGCGATCGACCCAGCGAAGCTCGTGGCGCGGGTACTCGATCTCGACGCGGACGTTCCAGCCGTCCGACTGGAGAACATCGCCGCGCCGTCTGGTGGTCCGGTCGCGCGAGTAGACCCACACGACGTCGCCGCGCTTGTACTCGATGTCGGCCAGATCAGGCAGCGGCGGCATGGTTAGGTCGTAGCCCAGCCCAGGTGACCTGGGTATCCTGGAGGTGGAAGGGGTCTCATGCACCTGTTCTACCTCTTAGCCCAGACACCGCCGCCCGGTCATCCGCCGCCACCGTCCGGCGGGATGCCCGAGTGGTTGAGCTATATTCTCGGGCCCCTTGGCGCTCTTGTGTTGCTGCTCGTCTACGCCTGGTACACCGAGAAGAAGCGCATCCCCAAGTTCCAAACCACCATCGACGGTCTTGCCGGGAAGCTGGACGCGGCGCAGAAGGCGCAGGCCGGGCTGGGCGTTGCGCACCGATCCGAGCTTGCCGGTATGCGAACGGCCCACGAGGCGCGCAAGACAGAGCTGACGGACAAGATCGAGGAGTGGCGGGACCGCCACACGAAAGAGAAGGCCGTCCGCGCGTGGTATCAGGCGCAGGCTCAGTCCATGGCCGAGGAGGGCGGCAAGGAGCTAGGCGTTCCGCCCGACATCGACAGAACGCACTACGGCGACTGATCGTCGCGCGCCACGTCGCCGAGCCGGGTCACGACGTCCACAGCAATCGACGCCGGAAACGGCGCGTCCGAGCCGGCCGCGACGAACGGTACCCACCGGGGACCGTCCTTGATGTAGGCGTTCCCGGTGTCCAGCGCCATACGGACGGTGTCGAGCGCGTCGTCGAGCTGCGCCAGGTCATTTGCGGTTTCGACCGGCTCGCGCCATTGGGCTCCGCGGATGGAATCGTCGATGTAGCCCTTGCCGACGCCGTCGAGGCTCATGTCGGCGGGAGGCTCATGCGGAGTGCGCTCAGCTCGCTGTCGTTCATGGTCAGGACCAGCATACCGCTCAGCCGCAGCTTGTCCTTGCCGGTGATCAGGATGTCGAGCGGTTCGCCGTCGGGGCCCGGGATCGTGATGACCGCGCCTCGGTCGTCGAACGTGAACGATGCTGGGAGGATCTCGGGGTCAGGCATGCGGCTTCTCTGTGGTATCGCCGGCGATGGAGTCGATGACGACTATCAGCGGCTTGTCGGGGTTGGCGTCGGCGAGTAGGCGCTTGATGCGCTCGTCCAACGGCTCCTGGGGCGCAAGGTTGCCCAGCCGCGTGACCGCGTCCAGAGGCCGCCGCAGATCGAGTACGCCCTCCGTGTCGAGCCACGCCTTCATCTTGTCGAGCCGCAGCCTGTTCATTAGAAGAACGCCCACCGCACGAACTTGTAGAGCAGGCCCGCGACGATGATGAGCACCACGAGGCTCGGGAGAATACAGCACGCCCAGGCAGAAGGATCCTTCAGATCGCGCAGCCGCAAGCCGAAGAATTCGCCGATCGTGTAGTCCGCGAGCTTCTTCTCGTTCTTCTTGGTCACAGCTTCACCCTCTCCCCGTTGCACAGGACGCGCAGGAACGGTTGGTCGTTGTCGCCGCGCGCCTCGGGCCGCCGGTCTAGTGGATGCTCGCGGTAATTGCTGAGGCACGTGGGGCAGACGCAGTCGGCGCCGGCGCGCTTGAACTCGACGAGCTGTTCTTCTGTTTCTGCAAGAACGGCCAGGGCGAGCTGCTCTATGTGGAGCAGGCTCTTGACGTCCATCCGATCGGTTCGCATCACCTCGTTGCAGATGAGCTGGAGCGCCCCGCGCGTGTTGCGCAGGTCGTCGGTGGTCGTCCGAAGCGTGCTGGGCCTGATCTCCGGCCGGTGCTCGCGCGCCTTCACGAGAAGCGCCCGCCCGAGATTCTCAGCATTGTCGGGGGTGAGGTAGATGCCGGCGCCTTGGAACGGCGACGTGTAGGAGAGCGCGATCGTGCGCCCCTTGAACGGTTCGTCAGCGTCGATGACCTCGATGTCGTTCCTGCCCTCGATGCTCATTTGTCCTCGCCTTTCAGCCGCTCGACGATCCATTTGCAGACCTCGCCGTTGTGGCGGTAGGTTTCGCCGCTCTCGTGTTGCAGGAGGATCCCGTGGTAGCCGAAGCCTGTGGGGTCCTTCTTCGGGTCTACCACCTTGAGGCGCTTGCCCTTGCGACCTTTGCCGGGCCACCGGATGCGGGAGTCCTGGAACTTGCGGTCGGTGTTCGTAGTCCAAGGTTCGAGCGTCACGCGCAGGTCTGACCAGGTCTCGCGGATGAACTGCGCCAGTGCCGGGAGCCGAGGCGGGATCGGCTGATTGCCGAAGCCGGGCATCCACTCGGCTCCGGCCTTGACGCGCGCTAGCGATGCGGCCTTGGGCATCTCGGTCACTCGGCTTCGGCCGCCTTTGCCGCTTCCTTGGTCTCCTTCTCCCGCAGCTCGCGCAGTCCGTCCTTGAGCGAGCGAGACGCCGGGCCGACCAGGTCTCCCAGCTGGGAGATCGAGTCGAGCGGCTGGATCTCGTCGTAGGTCGCCCAGACCAGCTCCATGGTGTCGTCGAGCATGAGCCTGATCTGGCCCTCGCCGTCGCGGCTGACGATCCGGTCGATGAGGGCGCGCTTGCGCAGGCCCTGGCCCGCCTCGATCGCCTTCTGGTGCGCGCCGATCACGTGGTGCTCGGGCAGCTTGCCCAGGCCGTGCTTTCCGCCGGGACCGTGCTGGTTGCCCGGCCGGGGGACGAAGTCTATGCGCATCCCCTCTTCGTATTTCGGTCGGATGATCATGTCGTCAAGAGCCATCTGCTGTCCTTCCGTCGCGCTTGTGGCGGGCCCGCACGTAGATTTCCCACAGGGCGTCCTGTTCCGCCTTGGTCGCCTTGCCCTGCGCCAGCGCCCCCCGCCAGCGCCCGCGCGCCAACCGTAATTCCGCTTCCGCCTTCGCCTTCTCATCTGGTGTCATGATCTCTCTCCTTCGTGCAGAACGGCGGCTAGCGCATCGATGGCTTGCGCGTTTGGCCAGACTTCGGCGGTGACTATCGTGTGGCGGAAGAGGCCAGGGTGCCGCTCGCTCTTGACGGCGCGCACGCTCGCGCGCCAACCGTTCGCTAGCGCGAGCCTGCACCATGCGGCCGTATCGACTACGCGCCGGGCAGCGCTGACCGACTCGAATTGGTCGGCCTGATACGTCTCGTGTGTGGCAGTCCACGTGCCGCGGCGGGCTCGCGCACCGAACCAGCGCGTCCGCGGTCGTGCGGTGCGCCGGTGGGTGTACGGATTGTAGCGCGGCGCCTTGTAGACGTAGACGGTCTCGACTGGCGTGTTCTTGACCGGGATCCTGATCGCCTTCGTGAACACGATGACGAACTTCACGATGTCACGAGTTTCGCTAGCCTGTCCACGGCGTTGCGCCGACGCTCTGCCAAGGCCAGCCATGCGCGGTGCTTGTCGCAGAGTACGTCCCCGCCGGTGGCCGGTCTGTTGCAGAGGTCGCATTCGCCGAACCGTGCGAGCGGGCCCCGGACCATTCCCCCGAGCTTGCGCATGATCTCAGCCTCAGCAGCTTCGAGCCCGCCGTTCATGGCGTCTCCGCGAGCTTCGCCAGCTCGATCACGGCGTTCAGCGAGTTGATCGCCCAGCCTTCCATAGTGTCGCGGTGGTTGTTGCGGTAGCGCACGTGGATGCACGGTCTTGGGCGGGCCGCGCTCCCGTACTTGCAGTCCTGGGTGATGGGCAGCGTGTCGTCGGAGCGCAGGCTGCCGAGCGTGATCGAGCCGGTGCTGATGGTCGTCCAACACAGGTGAACGCGCTCGATTGTGGCGCGGGCCATCTTGCCGCCGTAGAGGCGGGCGCGGACTTCCAGGCCGGGGCGCATGTCCTCGTAGGCCATCATGCTGTTGTTCTACCCCTCTCTCAGCAGCTCGTGCGCCGTGACGGCCCGGTGCTGCTTGAGATTCTCCAGCTCGGCCATGAGCAGTGTGGTGATCCCGGGTGCGTTGGTCAGTCCCGCGCCGGACGCGGTGAGCTGCTGGGCGGCGCACACCGCCTCGAAGGCGGCGCGCAGGTGCTCCTCCTGCGCGCGCAGGGCATTGTCTCTCTTCTTGGCCTTGCTCACGCGTTTCCTGCCGGGCTTGTCCTCGGGCTCGGGCGGGGCGGGTGCCGGCGCGGTGGCCACTATGCCACTCGCCGGGAGGCGCTGGCGACCCGGATCGACGCGGCGGGCCACCGGCTGGCGGCCTGCTCGCGGGCCGTGCGGCTGGCCTTGGTCTTGTCGCTTGTGCCCAGAATCGGGCTGGTGATCTTGAACGTGGCGCCGTTGAGGGTCACGCTCAGGCGCACGTCCCACCAGGAGATGGTGCGGGCGGGGCGTTCGCCGGGGCGAACGATCTTGACTCGGCGGATCAGCGGGCGGCGGGTCGTCTTGCTCATGGGTGTTTGCTCCTTCCAATCCCGCTAACAACGCTGGCCGGAAGTTCTACACGTCTTTCCGTAACTCCTGCTATATCGGTGCGCGGTCGGGGCCGCCGCGGCCGGAGGCTCAAGGGGACACCCGTGAGCGAAGATCGAAGCACACGCGGGCTCCCTGTGCGTCAGGAGGGGCCCTGGTGCGCGAGAGCGGCGTCGCCCGCCTGGGCCGGTCTTGGTAGGATTGGCGTGTCTGGAGTTACGCGCATGAGCCTGTTCGAGCGGCTGACGATGACGGAGGCGAAGGGGCAGCAGTCCCGCGCCGGGCGATTCCAGAACACGCCTGGCGATGCCTATCAGCACACCGACTGGCGGATGAAGGGCGCGCGGAACAAGGCCGGCGGCGGTGACTTCGCCGGCAAGAACAAGCGGTACCCCAACCCAGGCGCTGCCAGTCCGAAGAACTGGGCGCGCGCGGCCGGCGCTCTCCGGGCGCTGGACATGCACAACCCGCCCGACAAGGTCGCGATTGCCAAGAAGATCAAGAAGCGGTTCGGGCTCAAGTGCGTGAAGGCGGCGGGTGACGCCGGCTGCCATCCGGGCGATCCGGGCGGCGGTCCCGAGGGGGGCAAGAAATACCAGGGCAGCACCGGCAGCAAGAAGCAGGACAAGAAGCTCAAGAAGACCTCGAAGTCGAAGAAGGCCGACCACGGTCAGGGCTACCCGTGGCCCTTCTACCACACTGGCGAGAAGTCCTACGATCCCGGCTGGACCCAGCTGAGTAAGGGGCACAAGAAGCGCGGTGAGAAGCGCGGTGAGAAGGGCGCGGCCAAGGCGGCCAAGGGCGCTGCGGCGAAGGCCGCGAAGAAGCCGGCCAAGGGGCAGAAGAAGCTCACGAAGGCCGAGAAGAAGGCGACGGCCGCGGCGCACGATGTTGCCAAGGCCAAGCACAAGCTCTCCAAGCGGGCGACCCAGTTCGCGCGTCCCGATGCCAAGGCCAAGGCCAAGGCGAAGGTGGCCAAGGCGCAGGCCGGTATGCAGCAGGCGATCACCAAGGGCAAGGCCAAGAAGGCCAAGAAGGCCGCGAAGAAGGCGGGCAAGGCCGCCGGCAAGGCCGCGAAGGTCTCGCGTATCGGCAAGCGCCGCAGGCGCGCGCAGAAGGCGACCGGCAAGCAGGGCTTCTAGGGACCGGCTTCGTAGATCTCGTCCGCGCCAGAGATCACGGAGATCTCGACGTTGTCCATCACAGCGAGCACCTGCACCTCGTCGCCGTAGCCGGCCCTGGTCAGGGTTTCGCGGAGCGTGCTCCTGCAGCGGTCGAGGTACTTGCTTGTTTCGTCCGGGAGCATCGACTTCGGCACGCCGATGCGGGCTATAAGGATGTCGCCCTTCTTGAGACGCAGGCGGCTGATGGGCCATGCCGGCAGCGGCGCGCCTGCCAGCTCGGCCTCGGCCTCTTCGGCCAGCTGACCCAGCTCGGTGATCACGTCCGGCCACGGGAAGGCGATGGTGTCACCTGTTCTCAGGTACTCGGATTCGCACGGCGCGCACATGAGTCCGTTGCGAACGTAGGGCTCCCGGGCGCACCGCCGGCCCAGCTCGATGTGGTTCTCGTCAGTGACCTCGATGAACTCGGGCGGGCGTCTCATGCGATCTTGTTCTACCCTGGGGGCGGGAGAGTCGTCGTTACCCAGCGCGCCAGCTCGGCGATGAACAGCGCGGTGCTATGCTCGCGCCACTTGTCCCAGCACGGGAAGCAGAGCACGTGCTTGCCGATGGTGGCGAAGCCGCCGGACGCCTTCTGGCCGCACTTGCCGCACTCCGGGGGTTCTACTTTGCGCGCAGGCACAGGCTGCCGCGGGTCGTTCGACCTACCGTCACGCGCTTGGCATTGGCCAGGGCCTGGGCGTAGGCGCGAGTCACGGCCTTGGGGTATCGGCTGAGGAGATGCTCGCGCCGAACGCGCTCGACGGTGCGCTCGCCGTGGATGCGCAGGTAGAGCAGGATCTCGGTAGCCGTAATCCCGTCCAGCGTGACGGCGCGCCAGCCTCTCTTGCTCACGTTCTCCAGCTCGCGGTCGCGCGCGGCCAGCTGGCTGAGGATCTCCTGCACGTAGGCGTGGTCCTCGACATGGTCGGGGCAGTGCGGTTTGCCCTCGCGCGTGGTCTTCAGACAACCGGGTGTCCCGCAGAACACCGGTCCTCCCTGGCGAATGAGCGGGCCCAGTGGCCCCAGGCGCGGCAGGGGTCTCATGCTTGCACATCGCTGACGTGGACCCAGGCCGCGTCGCCGTCCGTGAACCTCACGAACAGCTCGGTCTCGTCGGGATCGCTCTCGGCGAACAGCGTGTCTTCTACGCGGCCTACGCACATGGCTCCATCGTAACGCACGCTGACGATCGAGCCTTTATTCGGAATCGTCACCGGTCTTGGACTCCGCGAACTGCGCCTTTAGGGCCTTGACGTACCAGACGTTCTGAATGGTGTCGTCGGTGATCTCGCGCACGTCCTCGGGGTCCGTGATCTCGCCCCACCAGGAACCGTGGCCGTAGATGATCCGACCCAGCGCGGGTACCCAGATGCCGGGGTTGCCGCTCGGGCCGACGGATAGCACGCCGCCCTCGGAGATGCGCGTCCTGATGCCGACGGCCAGGTCGCCCAGGAGGATTCCGAAGTAGGTCTTGCCCTCGCACTCGTCGTCGCACGGCCGGACCTTCACGAAGACGCCCGGCTTGTGGGCGCTGCCGAAGAGGCTCCCGTCGAGCGGTTCGCCGAACCCCTCGGCGCGGATGGCCGTGATCTCGACGGGGAACGTTCGCCGCGAGTCTTTGCGGAATTCGGCGATCACGCCGTGCATCTCCTGGACCACCGGGTCCGTGGCGTGCCGCTCGACCAAGGCGACGTAGTCCTTCTCGATCGCGCAGAGGTTCTTGTAGGCGGCTTTGATCTCTTCGCGTGGTGTCATCGGTTCTCCTTGTTCAGTCACTCAGGTCGTCGAGGAAGTGCAGCGAGCCGTTCAGCTCCAAGATGCTGACGGTGACGTGGTCGGTGCCCTTTAGCCAGAACGTGCGGACGACGCCGCCGGTGAGCGGGAATCCGAGTTGGTTGGCGAAGAAAGGGTCTGCGTAGTTCATGTCGTCTTTGTCGGTCTTGGAGCCGACCTTGACCTTGCTCTGGCGCGTCCACTTCTTGGGGTCGGCCGCGTCGATGACCCACTCAGTTAGCGCGTCCTCCTCGCCGTCGGAGACGCCGGAGCGGTCCTTGACCAGCTTCTTGATGACCGGGCTGGCTGCCAGCCATTTGCGGCAGTCGTCGGTGGTGAGCTTGTTCGCGGTCATTTGGTGTCCTCGGCGTAGTCGCGCTGGGCGTTGGGGCAGGGGAAGTCCATGGCCATGACGCGCAGGCCGGTGAACACGTGGTCGAGGTGCTCGCGCACGAACTCGCGGGCATTGCTGGCGTCGCGCTTGAGGCGGCACAGGTCGCAGATTACCCACATGCCACGAAGGGCGGCTGGCAATTTGTCGTCAGGCATCGGCGGTCTCCTTCCTGACAGTGTTCTACCCGGCTCTACCGTCTCAGCTCGCCCAACCTGTCGATCGCGGACAGGCTGGCGAACTCTTCCAGCACGCGGAGCTTACGGCGCAGCGCTTTGCGGGTGCGGTTCTTGCCCCCGAGACGCTGTTTCCCGGCCTTCTCCAGAATCTGTCGAAGCCCGCGCAGCTGGCCGTCCGTCAAGGCGCGCAAGTTGACCGTCTGCTCGAAGAACATGCCGCTCTCGAACCGCGCCTTCCACTCGGGCAGCTTGAGTTCTCGCGCGTTGCAGAACATGTAGTGGGTCTGGAGCTGGGTGAAGCGGAGCCTGTATGCTTTCTTGCGGCTCACGGGCCCTGCCCCAGGTCGGCCAGCCGGTCCACCGCCGAGCGTGAGGTCAGCTCGATGATGACCGCGTCTTGCGCTATCGCGACGACCATAGTGTAGGCGCGCGCGATCTCGGGCGCTTCGGCCAGAACGGCGCTGTGCACGGCGGTTTGGAGTTCTGCGGTCAGCCCCGGGTCGAACCAGGAGCGCATGCGAGGGCCGAATGCGCCGAGCGTCGGGCCGAACACGTCGTAGGGAGGGGCGCACACGGTGTCGTGGCCATCGATCCGTACGCGAAAGGGGATTTCACCCACAGCTGCGCTCCATCACGCGCGCCAGCCTGTCTACGGCCGACATCCGTTCGATCAAGTACGCGCGCTCGCCGTGGATGACTGGCCGGTAGTTGTCCTCGAAACAGCACTTCCCCGGCTCTGCGCCGCACACCGGGCACTTGCACGTGGCCATGGCCTGTTCGGCGTCGGTCACCGGACTGTCCGTGAGCGGATTCGGTCGCGCAGGCTGGTGCACCATCGGCAGCCCTGCTTGCGCGAGCAGAGCCGGCCGTGGGTGACGGCCACCGGGTTCGTGCCGACCATGTCGTCGCCGTGGCTGATCCACTCCACGCGGGCGGCGCACTCGGGGCCGGGCGGGTCGATGTCGTAGAGCACGACCTGGATGTTCCCGTTCGTCGATTTGCTCATCGTTCTGCGATGTCTCCCAGTCGTTCTATGACGGATCTGCTGGTTTCCCACTCTGCCCAGCGCTCGGCGTGCAGACCGCCGATCGCTCGGCCACGATCTGAGAAGCCGCGCAAGTCTCTGAGCACAGCCGCTGTCTGCAACATCGTTTTGCCCATCGAGACGCCGGCGACCATTGCGCGTTGGGCGGCTTGCTTCTGGTAGACGGGGTTGTTGTATGGCGAGCGCAGCTCGTGGCACGCGCGACCGGCGAAGGCCCCGCACCGCGAGCACCACGTTGTCGCCTTGCAGGAGTCGTGTCGGCGCTGTCGCAGCGCGTTCGCGTCAGGCATCGATGATCTCCCCCAGGCGCTCTACGACTGACCTGGCTTCCCACGCGGTCCAGCGCTCGGCGTGCAGCCCGCCCAGCTGGCGGCCCCAATCGCTGCGGCCGATCTTGCCCTCGATCTTGCCCGTGACGCCTGCGGTGTTCGCCGGTTTGCCTGCGTTCTGGATCGCGCGCTTCCAAACTCCGCGCGGGTATACGCGGCGGTTGATGTGCCGATAGAGCGCGTGGCACTCGCGGCCCGGCCAAGCTGCGCACCTGGGGCATCTGGTAGTGGCCATGCACAGGTCGTGTCGGCGCTGGCGCAGTGCGTTCGCGTCAGGCATCGCGGGCCAGGTCCCCGAGCGCTTCCACCGGGCCTCGCCACGCCACGATCCGGGCGCGGAGCTTGGGCAACCAGCGCTTGATCTCCCAGGCGTACTCCTCGCACTCGTAGTACTCGCCCTCGGCCGCGCGCAGATCGAACGGCACGCCGCGAGTATCGATCTCGCCCCGCGTTGGCATGCCGGCCAGGCGCAAGAGCGCTCGCTGCAGTCTCCGAACGCACGGATCCTGATTGACGGTTCCCGTCCATCGCCTCACGCCGCGCATGGCGGCCAGCGCATCGACCAGGGCGGCCTCTTCGCGCTCGGTCATTTGAGCTTCCTGGCCAGGTCCGCCAGCTGGTCTACCGCCGATGGGTCGTGATCGTAGCAGAGGACGGCGGTGACTTCGGCATCTCTGCTGCCCCCATGAATTTCGATCACGTTGCCAGACGGTTTTTCGATGGTGATCGTCTCGCCTGCGCGCAGCGCCGTCTGACCGGAGCCGCCGCCGTGATGCAGACCGCTGATACTCAGCCAGATGTTCTGGTCGGTGGTGATGGTGGCTATGGCGATCCTCGCGTCCGCGGGCAGGTGGATTAGTCTGGTCTCAGGCGGCTGCACGAACACCTGGAAGATCTGGTCTACCCTCTTCACGAATCGTCGTTCTCTGGGCCGATGCGTCTGGCGATGGCGGCCAGCTGCACGACGGCGCTCGGTGGGTGGTCCATGAGCCAGACGGTCAGTATCTCGGCCGCGTCGCGTCCGTGCTCGCTCATTCTGGTTCCGGCCGGGACAGCCCAATCCCACGCGATCTCCGTCTGGCCCAGCTCGCCGCAGGTCTTGCATTCCATGTGCAGGAGGCCGCCGTAGCTGTTCGCCGTCTGACAGCGCTCGGTGATGAGCACTTGACCTCTGGCCTTGTTGCAGAGCGGGCACTCCAGAGCGTAGCGGGCGTGCGAGACGACGCCGTACTCGGACCAGTTAGACATCGACGATCCTCCCCAGCTCCTCGACAACCTCGACCGGGCCTTGCAGATCGCTTTCGCAGATCCGCACCTTCGCGCCGCTGATCTCGATCAGGTACCACCGGTGGCGGTTCTCGGCGTCCACGCCCAAGCACTCAAGGACGCGGAAGCAGGCCCCCGGGCGCGTGCCCTGTGTGGTCACGAACTCGTCTGGAACGAAGCGCGGCGGCGGGATGATCCTTGCATCTCTCTCGTGGCCGCCCGTGCCTGGGGAGAGGAACTCATGCGGATGAGGCATTGGCCAAGCTCCCGAGCGCCTCGATGACGCCCACCGGCCGCAGCCACTGGGAGTGGAAGCTCATGTGGCGTGACCAGTAATCCGGGTCCTCGGCTTCCCGCGCGATGTCGGTTGCCAGCACGAACGAGCGCTGGTGGCCCGGTCCCTGGTGTCCGCGCAGCTGAACCACGCGGCCGTTCGCATCGTTGCTGGGCTGGAAGAACGGGTAGCCGGTGACGATGGCGTAGTCGTCCCGGTTGAGCCCTGGGATGTCCTTGGCCGGATTGTCGGGGTACAGGTCACTCATTGGCCAGATTGCCCAGGGCTGTGACCGCGTCCAAGACGAGGTTCTCCGGCTTGAACCAGCCGACGTCGTTCTTGTTCGTTGGAAACATGACCGGTACCAGTCCGCGGTCGCCGCGGTCGCTGCGGACTACTACGCCAGACCAGCCGTGGTAGCCAAGGTGCGGTGCGGCGATGGTGACGCGGTCCCCCGGTCCCATCACTGGTGGCCGTTGCCGAGCCCGAAGCGCTTGCTCTGCTCCTTGTACAAGGCGGTCAGGTCGCCGTCCGCATCGCAGTGCGCTGGCGGCCAGCCGTGCTTGCGCACGTTGAGCGCGCGCATGGCGCGGTTCCAGCAGAGGAACGTCGTGCGGCCCGTCACGTAGACCGCGAACACCAGCACCAGCGCGATGAGGTAGGGGTGCGCGCCCACGATGTCAGTCCAAGTCATCTGCGGCTCTCCTGTCGGTGTTGGTCAGGCTCCCCAGGGTATCGATGACCGCCAGCTCCAGCAGGTTGCCGGAGAACGAGGTCGATTCGTAGGGCGCGCAGTCGTTCACGTGATAGGCCCAGAAGCCCGCGGCGTAGCCCATGCGGATCAGATCATCCGTGGGGTAGGCGGCGATCTTCCAGATCGTTCCCAGGTAGCGGGTCTTGAAGAGATCGACCCACACGCGGTCCCCGACCTTGAACTTGGGCGGCGTGCGCTCGGGCGGCGGGCGGTTCATGGCGCCAGTTCCCCGAGTCTGTCGATGACCGAGACGTGCTCAAGACGGTCTTCGGTGATGGCGCGCGCGAAGACGGTTGGCGCCCACTGGTAGTCCAGGTCGTAGAACGCGGTTGAGGCGCCCGGAACGCGCTTGTTCTGGAGACGGCACACCCGCGTAATGCGACAGCGGTAGCGCACCGTGCGATCGGCGACGGCGTAGAAGAACCAGACCTCGTTGCCCTCCTGGAAGCTCATCGCGCCAGGTCCGCGAGGCGATCGACCACAGAGCCCCCGACCTCGAACGAGACGACCGCGAACGCGGAGACGTGGTTTGTCGAAGGGCCGAACGAGTTGCAGCCCCAAACCATTTCGGTCTTGCCGTGGTTCGGGCTCCCGCGCTTCTGCTTGGGCCGCCTTTCCCACCTGCCGTGGCTACCGCCCCCGCGCTTCGGCATCTTGTCGAGGAGCTTCTCGACCTCGCGCTTGGCCAGGTCGTAGGTTGCCCAGCACGTCAGGAGCCTGGCGCGCTGCACCTCGATCTGCTCGACCATGTAGATGCGCTCAGGCACTGATCAGTTCTCCCAAGCGGTCGATGGCGGACAGGGGCACGAACCAGTGGGCGCTGATGCACTCGGCCTTGCACGTCTTTCCGTCGGACAGGTAGGTGTGGTCCGTGTTGTAGAGCACGGTCTGGCCGAAGCCGCTGTAGCGGTGGACTCTCGTGATCCGGCAGCGGTGGCGCAGCGCGGGCTTACCCTTGTTCGGGTGTAGCCAGACCTCTTCGCCTTCGTGGTAGGTGGTGTCGCGCATGGGACCGATGAGGCGGCTGCTCATGCGACCAGCTCCCCGAGCCGGTCTACCGCCGAGAGCAGTTCGCACCACTCGGGGCCGATCGTGTAGGGCTTCTCTGGATCCAGGTCCATGGTCAGTCTGACGTATGGCACGCCGTCCCATGTCCTGAAACCCTCGCGGACCGCGCCTCGGCAGCCGACCAGCCGCAGGTAGAGCTTCGTGTTGGGATCCCACTTGTGGTCCAGGTGGACGTAGTACGGGACATCCGTGGTGATCTCGACGCGGTCGCCTGGCACGAGCATGGCCATGCCCTAGTTCTACCCCGGCCTACTGGCTGAAGCCGACCGGTTCCCACTCCCCGTTGGGATGGGTGGGGGTGTAGTGCATCCACTGGCAGTGGTTGCAGAGCGTGTGCGTGGCGCTGATGGGGGTCTCCCCGGGGTGCTCGCAGGCGCGGAACACTGCCAGCAGGCGCTCCAGCTGGGCGCTCATGATCTCGCCGTTCGGGAGCGCCGCGGCCTTCGCGCGCCAGTGCTCGATGCCGTAGCGAATCTTGTCGGTCGCGGCCATCAGTCGCCCTCCTTCCAGAACAATCTACCGCAGGTGCACCAGAAGCTGCGGCTCCCGTCGCAGTGCCGAGCATCCACCATGCAATGACCGTCGAGGCAGCCCCATAGGCAGTGCCACCAGCGCCGCAGCAGCGCGTAGCCGAGAGTCAGCGTTAGCATTTCCCGACGCCCCCTTGCGCCCGCGCGTCGTTGGCGCCCTCCGGGCTGATGAAGGTCTTGGCGTCGCACGCCGTGCACAGGATCACGCGCTCCAGCTTGAAGGTCTCGCCCATCTCGGTGCGCTCGACGGTTGCGCCGCGACAGTGTGGGCAGACGCCGCTGGAGATGTTCTTCGGGGCGCCTTGCAGGTCGGCCAGACTGTCCACGGCCGAGCGCGGACCGCGTGCTCGCCACATCTGAAGCGCCTGCTCGGTGGCGTCGGCCAGGCTGTTGGCGCGCACTTCGATGATGGCATCGTGGTGGCTCACGGTCAGGTTGCTCGGTGCGGTTCCGGTTACTACATCCCGCGAGCCGAGCGGCACGATGACCACGGTGTAGTCGCTGTCCGCGTCCAGCAGCACCGTGGCGCTCATCTTCTTCAGCCAGTGGAAGGCTTCAAGGTCTGTCATCGGCCAGGTCTCCCAGAAGATCGACTACTCCCGGCACGCATACGTCGCACAACCAGCCGTCGCGCCCAGGGAACCAGCCGTCGGCGATGGCAACCCTGTGGAGGGTTGCCATGATACTCGCGGAGTTGCCGGCCAGGCTCAGCGAGACTTGGCAGCTGCGGCAGTAGATGACAGGTTGCATCACGGCGGATCATCCGCCAGCTCGGCGCAGAGCGCGTCAGCGCTGACCGCGCCGTTCTGGAGCCGCAGGCCGTCGCGCAGGCCGCGCTTGAGCGCCTCCCCGGCGCGGACCACGCGCCCCAGCTCTCCCAGGAGATCGATGACCGACAACTCCACGATGCCGCGGTGCCCGATCGCGTAGCGCGTGGGCTCGTCGTCGCCATCGAACATGATCCGGTAGAAGTCCGCGCCCGGGTTCAGGTCGTAGCCGATGATCTCGCCGTGCCGATTGAGGTTCTCGGTGGCGTCCATGGGCCAGTGCGCCGAGTCGCGCAGTGTGCGGACGATGCGGGTGCCGACGGGGATCCAGCCGGGGTCGCAGCCGTCCGCGTCGGCAGGCGTCGGCCCCCGGAGCATTCGCAGGTGGCAGTTCATGCACCGGTAGTCGTAATCGGCGAAGACCCACCTGTGCTTCACGCTGTGATCTCCGCGAGCCGATCGATGGCGCTGAGCGGCGAGACCCAGGGGCCGCAGCCGAACTTGTAGATGCCTTCCTGGTCGGCGGCTACATCGCGGTCCAACCGGAGGTAGACGCACGGCTTTCCGCCGAAGTGCTCCCAGCCGCAGGAGGACACGGTGGCGCGGATCGGTCCTGATTGCAGGCGCAGCCACACGCGGTCGCCGGCGTTGTAGGGGTGGCTCACTCCTCCGGCTCCAGCAGACGAGCCAGCTGGTCTACTGCGCTGGCGAGCGCCAGCGTGTCGAGGGTCCAGCCGGTGCGACCCTGGCGCCCGCCGTCCCACTTGACGTGGTACAGCCCCATCGCATCGCGCAGTTCGATCGTGCCGACGTCCCGGCAGCTCGCGAATGGATCGCGGCCACCGATTAGGAAAGGCGCGCGGGGAACGACGCGATCTCCGGCCCTGAAGCTCACCGCTGCCCGTACTCTCCGAACAGCTCGCAGGCCGGTGACGATTCGGCATGGCCTCGCAGGTCGCACACGGGGCAGTAGGTGTCTTCCGGCCTGTCCGTCCCCAGGCCCTCGACGCCCTTGCGCGTCAGGCGTCCCATCTTGATGCGGAACTCGATGAGCGCCACGCCGAGAGGGATGTTCCGGCCGTTCGCGTAGACCGCCGTGCAGCACGGCAGGTCGTGAACGAACGGCTCGTTCCGGTGGCAGGGGCAGTCGCACGAGATGACCTCGCCCTTGGGCGCGCGCTTGGGCTTGTCGGCGGTCAGCGCTGGATTGCTCATCTGCGGACCGACCTCCTCGCCAGCCTCTTCCGCTGCCTCGACCTTGGCGTCGGCCTTGTCGGCGTCGGCGTCGGCCTCCTGGTCTTCCAGCATCTTGGTGAAGATCGACCCGAGCTTGGTGATTGCATCGACCTCACCAAGATCCTGAATCATCGTGCCGTGCAGCTGGCCTTTGCGGTCGCCTGTGGTGAAGCGGACCTTGACCGTGAGCGCTGGGCCGTAAGGCGTCACGACCTCGATCCTGGCCATGTCTGGACCGATCAAGACCTCGTCCCCGACAGTGAACAGATCACGCTTGCGCACACGTTCGGCGCGTGCGTGATCACGGAGCGCGTCCGGGTTGTTCATGTCGGGGAGGTTGGTCATGCGCGGTCTACCAAGGCATCGTGGGGCGGCCGGACCTGGAAGTCTTGGCCTTCTTCTTGGTTGCCTTCTTGGCCTTCGGCTTGGCCTTCGGCTTGGCCTTCGGCTTGGCCTTGGCCTTCTTGGCGACCTTCTTGGTCGCCTTCTTGACGGCCTTCTTCGCCTTCTTGGCGACCTTCTTGGCCTTCTTGACGGCCTTCTTCTTGGCCTTCTTGGCCTTCTTGGTGACCTTCTTCTTGGCCTTCTTGGCGACCTTCGCCTTCTTCTTGGTCGCCTTCTTCGTCGCTGTTGCAGTCGCTGCCACTTTCTTCCTCCTTGGGCTTGGGACAGAGCGCAGGCCGGTCCAGTCCCCCTCCTTGGGGACAGCCAGCTCGTGCTCGAATTCGTAAACGATGTAGGTGCTCGTCGCGGGGTGGAAGCTCAGGCTGAACGTGCTTAGTGCGGCCAGAGCTTCGTACCTCTTCTCTCCCGAGCCGACCTCGCCGGTCGCGTCGATCGCTACGCAGTACGTGATCTTCTTAGTCTCCGGCATGTGCTGACGGCTCCTGGTCGTGTGCCGTTCTACCCTGGTTGCGCGTCAAAACAGAGGATCTTTTGCTCGGCACCGCTCGATTCAGGCAGTGCCAGCAGGTCGGCTTGCTGGCCCTGAACTCGGTGATCTCCCACACCAGCGCGCAGAGCGACAGGCGCCAATCCGTTGCGCGCTTCTCGGGCGTGCCCTCGTTGTCGTACGGGCGCCGCACGGTGTGCCAGATGCCCAGCGCCGATCCGGCGCCGCGTCCGACCGTCTGCGTCACGCGCTCAGCCAACCGGCCCGTTTGCAGCTCTTGCAGCTCTCGTCGCGGGCCAGCCAGCCGGTGCCGCGGCACTCCTCGCATGGGCGTAGGCCCAGGAGGCGGTAGATCTGGTGAGCGGTGATCGGGTTGTCGAACGGTACCTCCTTCTCGAACATCTTCATGGTCAGCAGCGCGATGGCGCGGTGCAGCTTGTCGGCGACGCCAGCTGGTGTGCCTGGCGGGTGGGTGTGCGGGGCACCGTCGCCGCGGTTGCAGGTGTCCACGGGGCACCAGAAGGGCGGATCAGCCGGCGGCGGGTGGGAGCCGTCCTTCTGCTTGCACCGGCACTCGTCTTCGGCGCCGCGGACCGGGTTGCCGCCGATCTGGTGCTGGAGCTTCTTGCAGAGTGAACAGCGAGTAGCGGTATATGGTTCGGGCGGTGAGACGTACGCGGCGTCCGAGTAAGGGGAGTCAAGGCACTCGCAGGTGTCACGAGCGTCGGCCGTCATGCGCCGCCCAGCTTCGATAAACTGCACGAGGCCGCAGCTCAGGCACACGTGTTTGCCATTTGGCAGGAACGGCTGGCGCGGTTCCGGCTTGCCGGACGTGTTGGTGTGCTTGTTGAAGATGTCGTGGATTTCGGTGGCCAGCGGTTCGCCGGCCAGGTTCGAGATCGCGAGCGCGAGCGCCTCTATCGCTCGCATGGTGTTGAACGCTTGCTCGCGCATGGCTTCTTCTCTGATCATGGTGCCTCTTCTGTTAGCTTGCCCAGGTCTGTCACAGCGTCGCGCATGTCGGCCAGCTCATCAACGATCGCCCTCGCGTGGGCGATGGTGATCTTCTCGGCCGTCAGCTCCATGAGCCGCATCTGCGCGATGTCCAGCGCGCGGGGATGGTCGCCGGCAACCCAGCCGAGCAGGTTGGCCAGCGCGTCTCGGCCTTGCTCGACGATCTTCGTTGCGGCTGGCTTGTTGTCGCCGCACTTGAACCGGTCGATCAGCACAGCGTCCTCTGCGAGCCGCAAGACCATCGACAGGCTCACCAGCAGGGAGGCGAGGCGGTCGCGTTCGGTTTCGGTGTCTAGTCGGAGCATGGTAGTTCCCCCAGAAGGTCGATCGCCGATAGCGGTTCGAGCACGTCAGGGTGGTAGAGCGAGCCGCGTAGGTTCGGGAGTACCGCGGATTTGTGGGGCAGCGGATGGTTGTCCCACCGGACGCGGATCAGATACGGCCGCCGGTCGATGATGCCAACTACCGTGCCGCGCAGCCCGGTTGGCCGGTAGTCGGCCAGCGGATGCCCGCGTACGCGGTGGACGCGGTCGCCAACGCGGTAGACGTGCTCGGGGCGGCTCATGGGGCGCTGCCCGCGACCGCGCTCAGCTGCTCGACCGCGCTGACCTTGTTGATCGCCGCCCTGATATTCTCGATGCGCTGCATCTCGGCGCTGAAATTGCCGCGAGCGCCCGCCTCCAGTTGCGCGAGCCAGCCGTTGACGCTCTCGATGCGCCGCGGCGTGTCGCCGTAGTCGCTGAGAAGCCAGAAGCCGCGGCCCATGACCGGGCTCCGCGTGCCGTAGCGCCGGACGGTGCAGGCCCCGTGGCTCCACACCAGGTCACCGTCGATGGGCAGTGGACGCGGGTCGCGGCGCAGCCGGGGGGTGCCTGGGTGGGCGATGCGCTCCTTTCGGGGCAGTCGCCGCCACGCGGTCAGGCGCTCCTGCCACGGCATGGTGGCGCCCCAGCCGGCGGGGGGCCATGCGGCGAACTCGGGGGGCGCGGGCGTGCGCGGGTCGGTCACGGCGCGCCTCGCGCCAGCGCTGCCAGCTTGTCTATGACCGGTCCGGGCACGCAGCCCCGCTTCTTGCAGAGGCCGCCCTCGCCCGGTCGCGGTCGCAGGTCCATGCGATTGCGCTTGTTGATGATGCTGTATTCCCACCGCTTGATCGGGTGGCAGTCCCAACAGACATTTGCCGACGGCGCCGGACGCCGGATCGCGTCGCCCCGCTTGTAGGGTTCGGGGGCCATCAGCCGCTCGCAGCAGTAACATCGGATCCGCTTGGGGCGCGGACGCTTTCTCATGTCAGTGTTCTACCCGGCTTGCTCGCTCGCGCAGGCGCCGAGCAGGTCGATTGCGCTCATCTCGTCCAGCATCCCGGTTACGATCGGTCATGTGTCCTCCAGCGAGCGCACGGCGCGCTTCAGCGCGTCCTCGGCCTTCTCGATGCCGCCGCACTTCTTGATCGCCCAGAGCATGATCTTGATGCGGATGTGCAGGTCGGTCTCTGGCGTGGGCTCTGGCTTGGGCCTGTGGTTGAACCTGGGCTTGGCCGCCACCTCCCGCTTGGCGTAGTCGCGCGCGTCGCGATCGATTGCCGCAGCCCGCCGCGCGGCGCAGGTGGTGTAAGCCTCGTGCAGCTTGCTGGCGGTTTCGGCGGGGATGGCGCCCGCCCAGGTCGCGTCGCCCCACGCGGCCTTGAGGCAGCAGGACCAGTGCTTGTTGACGACCCCGCTCTTGACCCCCAGCATGTTGGCGATCACGGCGCACCGCGCCCAGTGGATCTTCATCTGCGCGGACGCGTTCGGGTTGTTGCTCACAGCGGCGCCTCCAGCGCGCCCAGCCGGTCCACGGCGCTCGGCTCTACGAAGCCGAACATCAGCAGGTTGGTGATGATCTTGGGAGCAGCGTCGAGCGCCACGACCTCGTAGTAGAGCGATTTGCTAGGTGCACGCAGTATGCTGGCGCTGAGCGCTACACGACGGTTTGGTCGCTTGACCTTGGCTACGACGCGCAGGCGTTCTTGGGCTAGCTTGCCGCGCTTGTCCAGGCAGGTGAACGCCAGCGTGCCGGCGCCTATCACCGTGACCTCGGCGTTGCGCGCGAACCGCGACATCGCGATGGAGACGTCCTTCTCCAGGCAACCCATCCGGTCGAGCAGCTGCGAACGCCGCAGAAAGCCCATGCTAGTCCCCGTCGTCGCCGTAGGGCGGGCACCAGCCGCAGGTGCAGTCGCGCTCCTGCGTGCAGTCCTGGTAACTGTCATCAATCTCGACCAGCTGGTATTCCGGTTGGCGCGCGACCAGCGCGTGCCGTTCGGGCACCGCCACCGAACAGGCAGTCGCTACTGCCGCTACCGCCGCGAGGAAAGCCACGTGTATGGCGCGTACGATGCGCCACTCCTGTTCAATCATGTCTTCTTCTTCTTCTTCTTGCGCAGCTTCCTCGTGTCTGACAGCCATCGCGGTTGCATCTTCTTTAGCGTCTCGGTGCGGAAGTCCGGCGGCCACTTCCCGTGCTCGGCGACGGCGGCGGCCAAGGCCCCGGGCACGCGTATGCGCCAGCGCTCCTCGATGTAGAACTCCGGCTTGTCCCACATGGTGTTCATCCGGTCGCCCAGCCGACAGGTGAACACTCGGCCGGGCGGTTTCGGAACCCGCCACTGCTTGGGCATGCAGTCCAGCTTCTGGCGTCCTTCGACCCAGCCGTTGCCCTGCGTCAGGTGCCACTCCTGCCACTCGTCCGCTCCTATGACGGGGATGCGAATGCGTTTTCGTCGGCCGACCTTCGCCATTCAGCTCCGAACCGGCTCGACCAAGCTGCACCGAGAGCAGTGATGCAGCGGCGCGTCCGGCAGCCCGCCCGGGTTCGTCGTCGGCGTTGCGTCCGTGAACCCGTGCTCGGTCAGCGCTGCCTCCAGCTCGCCCATGTCGGTGTCGTCGCCCAGTTCCGCCAGCGCCTGGAACAGGTTCGGTATGTCTGTGAACGCGCGCCACGTGTCGTCGAACATCTCGATGCGGAAGGCGGCGCGGTCCGGCGTGAGCGTGTAGAGCCGGATTGAGAACTCCCAGCCGCCCTCGCCCTCGCATCTGACGTGGACCTCTTCCGTCGCGTCGCGCTCCATGGGTGCTCTGTCTGCATACCAGGCGCGGGAGTGGACGATGTACGTGTATTTGGTCTTGCTCATGTTGTTGTTGTTCTACCCGGCACTTCCGTCTACGAGGTCGGCGAGGCGGTCGATTGCCGTGACCCCGGCCGGTTCGGCCAGGACTCTCGCGCGGCGCTTGAACGCGCGGCGCAAGGGCAGGTTATCGATCTCTGTGGCCAGCACGATGCCGCGCTCGCACAGCTGGCGCAAGCGAAGAAACCGCGCGGTCTCGAAGGTTTTGAACCCGCCGGACGCCTTCGGATACAGCTCCAGCCGCAGCCCCGAGGTGTTCTTTGCGCCGTAGGCAAGTACCCGGTGGACGCTCAGGTGTGTCGGCGGGAGGCCGAAGGCGCGAACGGCTTTGCGCCAGGCGGGGCTGTTGAGCGCCAGGTCGTGCGTCTCCCGGTCGAGCATGCTCAGGATCACGCACTGGCGTTGCGTGAAGGTGACCGATGTCTGTTTGCCGGCCACTTCAGTCCACGGTCCAGGTCGTGTAGCCGGCCCCGTGCTTCTCCAGGCGCCAGAGCGCAGCCTCGTGCCGCTGGCACGACTCGCAGGTGCCGCACGGCTTGTTGCCCTTGTGCTTCGGCGGCACTTCGCACCACCAGGTCAGATCGAGCAGCTTGCGGGTCTTGAGGCCGTCCAGTACGCCGCGCTTCTCGATGTAGCGCAACGGTGTCCAAAGCTCGCCTGTTCGTCCGCCGACCTTCTGGAGAGCGTTGAAGACGGCCCAGAACTCGGCACGGTCCGCAATCCAGTCATCGCCCTTGATGTAGCCCAGCACCAGGTGTTCGGTTGGACCGAGCATCTGGGAAGCGTAGAGCCAGAGCACTGCTTGCGGGAGCCCGTGCCATTCCAGTCCGGCGCCCGACACCACCTCCACGTGAATTTCCGAGAGACTGACGTGCAGCCCTTGCTTGAGGAACGTTCTCAAGAGCCGGGTGCGCGCCCGCTTCTCGTGCTTGCGCGCGGTCACTTGGCTACTCGTGATAGCGACGGCGCGCACCGGCGATTCCGGCGTGCCGTGGACGCGGGCCATCTCGTGCAGGATCAGGGTGCTGTCTGCGCCTCCACTCCAGCAAACAAGCGCCTTGGTTGTCATGGCGTAGTCGCCGGTCGCACGAGGAAAGCCAGCGCGTCTACCGCGGGCAGAAACCTCAACATCTGCGCCTTCATTTCGGTTACCGGGTCATCGTGCAGTTCCAGCAGGCTCCAGGCGCGGACCGTGGCCACTGTAGCGCCGGACGTGTGGTGGTTGATCCACTCGGTCAGCGCCCTCTCGGTCTCCCGCAGCGCGGCGCTCGCCCGCTCCAGTTCGCCCATGTCCTTGGCCGTGTCCATCAGGTCGTCAGCGACGGCGGTGATTGCTCTGATCTCCTCCAGCAGCCACGTGTGCAGCTCGTCCCGGGCCAAGAACGAGACCTCCTCGAAGATGGGGTAGAGCGGGCGCAGGTCGAGCTGCCGGTCAGGCATCGGCTTTGGCCGCCAGCTGGTCTACCGCCGAGCACTGGTCGAGCGGGGCCTCGGGCCAGGCGTACTGGCACGTTCGGCAGGTTCTGGCCACGTGTTCCTCAATGGCCGGGTGGTCTTGCAGATACCGCTCGCGCATGCGGTCCGAGACCAGGATCTTGCTGCTCGCGAACGGCGCAGCCTTGACCCAGCGCGTGTTGATGTCGTCGCTCCCGCACTTGGGGCAGCGCCGGGTCAGGTCGCAGGGCGGCAGGCTAGGCACCGTCTCTCCCCACATCCGCGAGCGCGTCTACCGCGGATCTCGCGTTGGCTTGTCCGGTGCGGATGGCCTCGCGGAACGCCGCCTGCGCGGCGGCCAGCGCCTTCTGCTCCAACTCCGCGTAATCGGTAGCGTGCTCATCGTTGCAGAACAACATCTTGCCGCGCCGGTCTGAGTAGAGTTCGCCGAGCCTTGCGGCGTTCGCGATTGCCGCCTCTCTCCAGGCGCCGGTCAGGCGTATGGTGTGGCCCGAGACGGTCTTGTACGTGTAGCGCGTGCCGCAGAGGCCGCAGGCGAGCCGCACCCGGATACCGCTCCCGAACACTTCACCGGTGCTCATGTCGTGATCGCCCCCAGGCGCGTCACTGCGTCGGGCCAGGTGATCGTGACGCTGATCTGGAACTCCCAACCCGTGCCTTCCGCGTCGGCCTGCACGTCCATCTCGAACGCCAGCGCGCCGGCGAGGATCGCTTTCAGGATGCGCGACCGGACTGCCCGAAAGTTGTTCAGGATGTTGCCCAGACCTTCCGTCGCGATGCTGTGTTGACCTTTCCTCCAGGTCGCGGTGTCCACGTCGTAGCTCCAGCCTGCGGCGGACAGCGTGTGCGCAACCTCCAGGTCGTAGCCGTCCGTCTGCCAGTTGATCTGCCTCGGGTCGATCTTCACTCCCTTTGGGAGATGACTGGACACGGGCGCCTCTTAGCTGAGTCCGCCGAGCAGGTCCACGATGGACATGCCCGTCGCCTCGATCTTCCTCATCACTGGTTCTACCCGGGGCTCGTAGATGGCGGCCCGGTAAAGCGCTCGCAGGTTGGTCGCGCCGACGACCGGGGTGTCCTCTTCCAGTATGAGGCCGCGCGTGATGATCGGACCCAGCCTGACGACATCGGCCGGCTCCAGGCCCGCCTTCAACGCGCGCATGTCCCAGTCGTCTTCCAGGCTCTCGCACTCCTCGGTGGTCAGGCGGATCAGCGGCATGATGGTGTGGGTGAATTCGCCGAGAGCTGACCGGGAGACCTGAATCGCGATGTTGTCCAACGTGCGTGCCATGCTCTCCTCATGCGATCTCGCCCAGCCGATCCACCGCCGACCGCTCGGTGATGGTCACACTCACGTCCTTCGGCTTCCACGTCGGCAGTAGCACGCCACCGCGCCACGGCGCGCGCACGGTCCATGCCCACTTGACGGGGTCGAGGCGGCAGTGCTCGCGCAGGTAGCGGTCCACGTGCTCGCAGGCGTGGGCGTGGGACGCGCCTTGTTGGAGGCCACCGATCACCCCACCTCGCGCGTTCTCCTCCATCTCCGCTATGGTCCAGCGCGTGCCGCTCACTTGACCAGCCTCGCGAGCAGCACGACCGCCGGTATCGGTCGCACGGCGCGGACCTCCCTCTCCCAGACGGATCCGCGCATGTAGACCATCGGATTGCCGCTCGTCGTGTTGGTGCGCGAGAACTTCGCCGGCTCCCACGGTCCGCCGAGACCTTCCCGCGCCTCGCAGCGCTCGAAGCGCTTCACGGGACCTCGACTATTACGTCCGAGGGCGAGGGTCCGCGCATGGTCTCCGGCGAGCCGCTGCTGCTGGTCCAGTGGTCTCGGTAGTGGTAGAGGCGACCGTTGATGCGGAACGTGTAGGTGATGGCCTCGCGCAGGACCGGGCGGTAAGGCAGCCAGTTGCCGAGTAGGAGCAGCTGGAAGAGGAGCGTCTCGATCCGTTGCAGTCGGCTCACGTGCTGTCGCGAGCGGGTCTGCAGGTAGTCGAAGCGCCGCGCTATGGCGACGCCTTCCGGGTCGGCCAGGATCGCCAGCTGGTCGATGGCGCCGTCGCGGCCCTCGACCGGTCGGCGGATTATTCCCCCCGCGGTGTCGCTGATGAACTCGGTCACCTTGCCGTCAGCCTGTAAGAACCGGGCACCGCGTCTGCCCCGCGCGCGGATCTTGTCGGCGACCTCGCGCCACTCCTGCCGCACCTTCTCGAAGCGCACGAGCATGCGCCACCGGATTGCCTCTACGACGGACGGTGTGGAGAGCCGGTCGCGGCGGATGATCCAGTCGTCGTAGTCCGTCTTGACGGAGCCGTACCAGTAGTCCAACCGCTCGCCGTTCCGCCAGACGAATCCATCGTCGTCGTAGGTGCAGCCTTCGTTGGCGTCGTTGCGCGGCCAGTCCATGCGCTCGATGATCCGCTCGCTGGACCGGGTGCGCTCGACGACGAAGACGTGCGGCCGGCTGTCGATCTTGTCGAGGATCCTGTCGATGACCATGCTCATGGCGTGACCCTCCGCAGTTGTTTCCAGAGCGGGTAAAGCGTCGAGAGCAGGGACGGGCCGTAGGGCGGCTTGGCCACCGCCGCCAGCTGGTCGATCGCGCTCGGGTGTAGTGGGTACAGGTTGCTCGGGCAGTCGGGGAGTAGCTCCGCGAGGTGCAGGTCGCAGGCGTCCACGTGACCGCCCTCGGGCGTGCCGTCGTACCACTCGATGCGGTGTGTCGCTGCGCGGTTGCAGCCGATCTTGCAGCACCAGGGCGCGCTCATGTCTCTTCTCCTGCCACGAGCGTCCCCATGAGGTCGATCGCGCTCACGTCGCCCATCTCGCGAACGCCGCGGTAGCGCAGCGCTTCGCGTATGAGGCTCGCGTGACTCGTCTCGGGGCCGACTTGCAGCCAGGCCATGCCTTTGCGCGGTATGTTCATCAGCTGCTCGGGGCCGGTCACGTGCCGCCACTGCCGCAGGTGCGGCGGCAGACCGTGCCGTCCGCGCTGGAGCAGCCAGTAGCGTACGCAGTGTTCGTAGCCGAGGAGCAGCAGGTAGACGCGCTTGCGCTCGGTCATGTTGAGTGGCGCCCCGAGCAGCGGCAGGGCTCCGTCTTCTCACACCAGCCGCAGGTCTGAGGTACAGGCGGATCGCCGGGGCGCAGGCCCGTTCCCGAGCATTGCACGGTGCCGATGATCGAGCGGTAGGGTTGCTCCCAGCCGTCGTAGATCGTGACCTTGTGCGCGCCGAGGGTGCCGTTCCTTCGGAAGCGCACGCTCAGGGAGCAGACTGGGCACAGGGCGCGGCTAGCCATCGGCGATCTCGCCGAGCAGATCCACGGCCGAGACCGGCTCCAGCTCGCACAGCAGCGTGCGCCAAGGCCCGTTGGAGCCGGGCCATGTGACAGCAGCCCAGTCGCCATCGACCGCGACTACGGTGCAGCGCTTGGGCGCGTGCGGGACCTGCACGTCCCAGACCTCGTCATCTGGCTTGATCCGGTCAGCCATCGACCAGCTCCCCCAGGCGCGTGATCGGATCGCGCAGTCTCTCGGCCAGCTGGTCGCACCGTCGGCAGACGCGGCGCTTCGACTTGGCCAAGCGCTCGCGCGCCCTATCGACAGTGAGCGCTTGCCGCGTCCAGCCCCAGGCCATCGCCTGGCGCAGCTCCTGCGCTGCGCCGCACAAGGGCCGTACCTTCTGTCCCGGTCGGACTCGCGCCAGATGGTAGCCCACGCGCTGGTGGTGGTCGCCGGCGTAGTAGCCGATGATGACCTTGCTCACCACAGCCGTCCTAGCTCGGTGATGGCGTCGATAGCCATCAGCTTGTCCTCGTCGATCCACTCGCGCGGGCCGGCGGACGTCGCCCAGATTACTTTCACGCGCGGATGGCAGAGGCCGAACGGGAGGCGGGTAGGGCGGGGAGGAAGGCCGCCGCGCGCCGGGATGATGACCTGGCCCACCAGCTCCGGGCGCTCGCGCAGGCGCACCAGGTCACCGTCATTGAACGAGCGGAGCCGGGGCGGCTGCGGCGGTGGCCTGAAGCGCTTCGGCTTGGGCATTGGCGCCTTGGCCCATTCCCAGCTCACACCAGGTCTCCCAGCGCGGACACGGCGTCCTCGCGCATCAGATCGGCCTCGGGCACAAAACCGTAGCGGTCCAGACACGGTGTGCGGGTGACGATGCCGTTCGGGTGCCGCTTTTCGAGGTGGTCCCATTCCACCTGAGCCACGCGGGTTTTTACGCCCAGGCGGATGGCGTCTACCGGGCCCTCGACGACCGCCGGTTTCACGGATACTACTACGCCCACCCGGTACATCGGCGGGTGCTTGTGGAACAGCCAGCGCACGCGGTCGCTAGCCTCGAAGCGGCTCACGGCGCCAGCCGTGCGAGGCGGTCGATGGCATTCTCCAGAGTCAGGTGCCTATCGTGATACCAGGCGCTTTTGACCCAGCCGTGCGGCGCCTCGTCCCAGAAAACGTGGACAGGGTAGGAACCGCTGGACGCGGCGTGCGTGACCGCGCCGCAACGGTAAACTCCATTCCGCACGGTCGTGACCCGATCGCCCGCCTTGAAGCGGCTCATGACGCTAACTCTGCGAGCGCGTCAACAGCCGAAATCACGCGGAACGGGCCGGTGGTGCGGCAGATCGGCAGGAGCTTGCCGTCGATGACGTCCCACACGATGTTGAGCCGGTCGCCCGCCGGGTTCACGGTGCCCCGCGAGCCTTCCGGTACGAATTCGCCCCAGGCCGCCGTGGCCTCGACTCGGTCACCGGCGCGGCAGTGCTCGTCCTCCAGCTGGTGCGAGACTTCCTTGAGCCGCCGCAGGTACTGCTCTGTGGTCACGCGCGTTGCGCTGCCGAAGCTCTCGCGAACCAGCCTGCGGGCCTGTTCGATGCTCATGACGCCAGCCTCGCGAGGCGGTCGATGGCGCTCTCCAGCGTCAGGTGCGCCTCGCGGTACCAGGAGACTATGGCCCATCCGCGCGGAGCCTCGTCCCAGCGAACGCGGACCGAGTAGGCGAGGCCGGGGGTGATGCGCGTGACCGCGCCACTTCGGCGAATGCCGTCCCATACGTTCGTGACCCGATCGCCGATCTTGAACTGCCTGGTCAGCGCCGCCCCCCGCCGTAGAACCGGCCCATGTCGCGAGGCGCGAAGTTCTCGGCCTGCTTCAGTACGCGCAGCTCGATCCGCGAGTAGTCGATGTCGGCCGTGAGCCGCCGCCGTCTCCCGAGGAACGCCTTGCGCAGGCTCTTGTCCGGGTCGATCGGGATCGGGATGTTCTGCGGCTCGAACTCGCCCACGCCTAGCCTCCCGGAACGCCGAAGGCGGCGAAGCCCGGCCCTTGCAGTTTGGCGAGGAGTTGCTGAACCTCGGCCGCGCGTTGCTCGGGGGTGAGGGATGCCGCGTGCTGCTCCTGGCGGTAAGCCTCCGTCGAACCGTCGATGATCCCGTGCATGATCGCTGTCGGTACCATCGGTAGCCCGGAACCGTAGCCGTGCACGGCGATGGAGACGCTTGTGCGCTTTGCCTCGTCCGCAATCCGCTCCTCCAGGCCCATGGCGCGCCGCTCGGCGCCCTGGGCCGCGGCCGTGCCGTCGATGAGTTCCTGGAACGTGTTGCCGCGGACCTCGACGCCCCAGATGTACTGCCACTTGAGCGTTGCCGGGTCGGTCTTGCGGTGCTTGCTCCTGCTCTTGCGCAGCAGGGCGATGGCCTCTGCCGCTTCCGTGGGGTGGTCGGCCATTGCCTGCTCGTACGTGATCTTCATTTCCATGTTTCTGTTCTACCCTCCGGTCAGCTCGCCTAGCCGCTCTACTGCAGATACCTCGCGCACCGGGGCGGTGGTGTAAAGGTCGTGCGAGACATCGTCCCACGCGACGTAGCAGCGCCCACTGCGCCACGTGACGGTGCCGCGGTCCCCTTGTTCCACGTAGAGACCCCAATCTTCGGTGGCTTCAACGACCACGCCTTCGTGCGGCTCGGTCACTCGCTTTTCTCTGGATCGCAGCCGATGAGCGGGGTCTCGTCGTCCATGCCCAGGGCCGGGCCGCCCGCGGCCCACAGCGTCTTGGCGTCGAGGTTCTGCTGTCCGAGAAACTGGATGGCCGCGCTCTCCATGATTCCGGTGATCTCCTCCTGGGCCTGATCTACCGTGAAGGCGGCGTTGGCTGCCGTGTACTCCGCGGCCCGCGCCACGCGCTCGGCGAAGTCGCGCAGCATGGTCTTGCGCGCCGGCTTGCCGCTCTCGGCTTGGGTGGCCATCTCCTCCACCACCTTGCGCAGCGCGTCGGTCTGCTCCTTGAGCCGGTGCTTGAGCCTCTTTTCCATGCGCTTGCGGATCGACTCGGGCTCGCGCACGCGCTCCGTGAGCATTACGGAATCGTCGGTGATGCTCCAGTAGCGGCCCAGGGTGCACGGCGTGTGCGAGTTGCCGACCAGCGCCATCGCGAACTGCTCGGGGCTCATCGTGATGTCGCAGATCTGCCGGCCGTCCGGGTTGGAGATCGAGATGCTGACCACGTGGTGGTGGTGGACCTTGGAGCCGTTGAGCGCCATGCCGGGAGGCCCGCAGGAAGACATGCCGATGAAGACCGTGGACCGGCTCCTGTCGATGTCGAAGCTGTCGGACTGGCTGTGGAGACCGTCCTTGGCCCCGTCCACGGCGTCGGTGCCGGGGTGCTTGCGAGCCTTTGCCTCCTCGAAGATCTCCTCCTTCGCGCTCTTTGCGCCGGACATCTTCCGGTAGGCGTGGATGCTCGCGGCGTATTCGAGAATCTCGCCTTCGCTTAGGTAGGTGCCGCCCTGGGGGAGCTGTCTCCTCTTGTCGGGGTCCTCCCCGCGGGCCTCGCGGATCTCCCTTACCTTGTCGTCGTAGACTGACGTCTTCATCCTGTTGGAGAACCCTCCGTGCGAGACCAGGAACCCGTCGCCTGGGAGGTAGACCGTCTCGCCGCAGCCGGGTCCGCGGGTCGTGAGCGCGACGTCGGTGTGGTCGTGGGTGTCGGGCATTACGTTCGCGCCGGTGGTGCCAGCTGGGTGGAGCTGGTCGTCGTCGTAGGTCTTGGACGCCTTCGCCTTGACGGCCTTGGCCTTCTTGGCGCCGACCTTCTTCTTCTTCTTCTTCTTCTTGCTCATGTCGCTTCCTTCCATTGGCGTTCGTCGGCGGGCACGTTGTTCAGTTTGGTGGCGAGTCGCCACGCGGTCTCGGTGCTGTTGAACCGACGCGCGCGGGTGCCCGAGGCTGTCAGCACGCGTCCCCACGCATCGGCGGGCATGTAGCCGCGGCCGGGCGGCGGGTAGGACTTGTCCACGACGGCGCGACAGGTGCCGTAGCGCACGACGCCGTAGCTGCTCACGCGCTTGCGCTCGGGCAGCTGGTTCGTCGCTCGCAGCCAGGCCCACACGATGCCGGCCGTCGTGCTGTGGAGATTGGTGACGTGCGCGTACTCGCCGGGCAGCGTGCCCTCGGGGAACCGGATAGCCTCGCCGTCGTGCAGGATGGTCTTGGTGCGGTTCCCGGTCTCGGCGGTGTTCGTGCTTACGGTGTAGCCCAGCTCGGCCAGGACTTCACTGAGTGTCGAGGTGGCGGTGATGGTCATCAGTACCCCCAGCCCGCCGGAGGCGTCCAGCCGGCCTCCAGCGCAGTGTGTTCCCACTCGGCCGCATCGGCCGGCGGCGCCGGCCAGATGCCGCCCCAGCCGCAGTGGTAGCAGGAGGCGTGCTGGCACGCGGTTGCCGCGCTCTCCCCGTGGTCTGGCGCGTCGTGGTCGTTGCTCTTGTTGTTCTTGCAGGCGCAGTTGGCGTCGTCGCATTCGAGGCACAGGCAGATGAAGCCGGCGCAGTGCGCGCCGTCGTCGGACAGGCTGGCGATGCAGTCGGACGCGGTACGCTCTGGCGTGTGGTCGCCGGTCTCGTTCATGCCGCACTTGGGACAGGCCCACTCGGTCATCGGGTCCTCTCGATCGTGATCCAAACGTGCCCCCACCCGAGGGACAGAGCCGCGTAGTAGATCTCGCACGGGCCGGGGAAGCGGTATGCCTTCCACCAGCGCGGGGCGTAGTCGTTGTTGCTGCTGATGGGTGCCGCCAGACGCCTTGGCCTCCAGCCGAGCCACGGCCAGCGCGACCAGCTGATGAAGAGTCGCCAGCTCCACGCGCGCGCGCTCACGTCAGTGTTCCTAGCGCGGTGATCGGATCGACGGGCTCGAAGTCCCCCGTCGAGACGAGGTGCAGCGCCCGCTCGCCGGGCCGTTGCAGCCAAGCCGCGTGCGGGGTCCGGTGCCCTACCAGCTCGCAGACCGTGCCGGATGGCAAGAAGCCGATCTCGTCGAGGCGGGGGGCGCGGCGAGTGAGGCGAACGAGGACGGTCACGGCTTGTCTCCTGTGGTGCGCTTGTTCAGCTCATCCATGGAGATTGAGCCGGCGGCCAGGCGCTGGATGAACGAGTTGCCCTCCTTGAACCCCCCGGCCTTCTTCCGCTCGCCGAACGCCTTGAACGCTGCGGCCAGTTCCTTCATGGCGTCTGCCTGGGTGGACGTGACGCTGGCCGTGACCTCGCCGTAGTGGGTCACGTCGGCCTCGCCCGCGCCGCGTCCGCTGACCGCGCGTCCGACGATCTCGGCTAGCTCCTCGGGGATGCGGATGACGATGGGGTAGAGCTTGTCGGCCTTGGACATCGCTTGCGCATCCGCCAGCTGGTCCCAGCAGGTCTCGCACATCTCGCCGGGTTCGGCATTCCCGCCGCAGCCGCCGGGGCAGAGCGCCAGCGCCCGTCGCGCCTTGCGCGTGCATTGGGTCGCGGG